ACCACTGCTCATTCTCCACGATCCTCTGCTCAAGGTTGTGCTTGCCTTCCTTGTACTTGTTGAGGGTGAGCTGGGCCTTCTGGATCTCCTCACGGCCAATGACCTCAGCCAGGACGCTGAAGCCGCTGACAGCACCATTCTGGTCTACTGCCTGCGGAGATGCCATCTGCTGCGCCTGAAGCTTCTGCATCTCGCTCTGAGGCGTAGGGCGAGGTGCAGACTGTCTGCGCGTCATCTGCTCCTCAATGGGAATCTCTTTCTGAGCCTGGGACTGCTTCTGCTGCTCAGGCTCCTGGTTCTGCGTTTTCTTCTTAGTCTCCATCGATAATCTCCATTCTCGGCCTCCTGGAGACCGCTGTGATATCCTCCTTGGGGATGTCCAGGAACATCGCCATGGGTGTCTCTTTGTATTTGTCCGGCAAGGCTGCCACTCTGGGCTTGATAGGCCTGCTCATGCAGAAATAGCGAACCTCATCCGCTACATGGTCCTCACCATCGGTATCCAGGTCCTCAGGCTTGTGCTCGTCATACTGCAGCAGCGGCATCGTCCGGATAAACGCCTTGCAATTGCTGAAGACATACATCATGGGGAATCCATTGTCATCAAAGGCGAACCGGTAATGCACCTGCATCCAGCCTGGGATTCTCTTATGGTCACCGGGCTGGAAGTACACGCCATGGTCTGCAGCCACTTCTGCAATGCTTTTGCCGGTCTCTGCGTCCCAGATTGCCGGGTCAGCAATGCCGATGATCTTCTTCCCAGCCAGCCACCGGTGGTCTCTCTCAATCTCAGCAATCTTTGCAAACACCTGTGGAGGCGTCCACTTCACACCTTCATTGGGAGTCTTGTTGCAGCCGTACAGCTCCAGGATGCGGTATACCACGCCATCGTGATCCACAGCCCACCAGCCACAGCTAAATGGCTTATTGTAGCCCCAGTCGAAGGACCGGTATATCTTCCAGCTCTCCGGGATCTCAAAGGGATCAATGACATGTGTCCACTGCCTGTCTTGGTAGTGGTCAGGCATATCAATGAAGTCCTCAAAGAACTGGCCCTCAAAGATATCCCAGGAGCCATACAGCCATGCCTCTCTCAGTTTGGGTGGCAGTGCCTCCAGCTCAGCTTTGTACTCAGGTGACATCTCCATCAGAACCTTGTTGTCCGTCACCAGCGCCTGTGTGAAGCTGTAGTTCTCAGGGATCTCAGCCTCTTCATATCGCCTCTCGATAAACAATCTCTTTATAAAATTATGGCTCGGCCCACCTGGGTTGCAGGTATAGTACGACCTCTTGGGAAGGCCATTGGGCTGACGCACTGCCAGGTTGATCTTCTTCAGCCAGCTCTCCTGAAGCTGTGTGGCCTCATCAAAGAAGATGACATCATACTCAGCACCCTGATATTGGTCCAGGTCTGCATCATTGTTGCAGTAGCCAAACCAGATTGTGCTGCCGTTGCAGAAGGTGAACACCTTGTCAGTCTTGTTGTATCTGGCCACCTCTGGAGGGATCATCTGTTGCAAGGGGACAATGTGGTTGTTGGTCAGCTCCTTGTAGGTCTTACGCACGATCAGGATCTTGATGCCGGCCCACGCCAGACACAGCAGCAGAGCTTTCACTCTCACAGCCCAGCTCTTACCACCACCTCTGGCGCCACCATAGGCCACATGCCTGTGTTGGTCTGCCAGGAAGAGCTTCTGCTTCTCATTGGGTTCCGGTATAGCGATTCTTATTTCTGCCATGATCCATCACCGCCTGCTATGGTCACTGTGACCTTCTTGTCCTTGTCATCATCCTGAGACTCAGCCTGTTTGCGCAGGTTAGCGATCCTTGCCTCCTGCTCTGCCCTGTCAGCCTCACTGCGGATCATCTGGATCTCCTTCAGATCTTTGAGGGTGGCAGATAGGTGCCGGAACTCCTGTGACCCTGTCTCTAAGACATCCAGCGCCTCCACACGCGCTTTTACCTTCTGTAGCAACAGGTCGCTGACATCCAGTAGCTTTGCCGCCCTGTCCACCTTCCTGCGTTCCACAGCCTGTATCATTTTTGTTTGCGTGGTGTTGGTTTGCTGTTGGCGAAGCTGTTGCCAGTCTTCTTTCTTCGCCTTTTTGGCGATGTTGGTGTAGTGAACACCATACTTTTGCGAAAGCTCACGGTAACTGGTATCCGTGGTGATGTATTCGGTTTTGATCCTGTTCCAGTCAGCCATAAGCCTCCCTCCAATCGTTATGTGTCCAGTTTATTACACCGACCTGCCAATCTGGAAGTCCCCCCTAAATGCACAAAAAAAGAGGAGGCCGAAGCCTCCCCTTATTCTTGCTTTATTCGTGATTGGCACAGAATGGACAACCCTTGTCACCCTCGATCAAGATGTATACACCTTCAGACAGAAAAATAGAACCAGCCTCTTCTGTCAAAACTTCAATTCCGGTGCCGCTTTCATACCACTTTTTAATGGTCAAACAACCAGAATAGTTGTGGGTGTCAACATGAACCTTCTCGTATGTATAGTTGCCAAAGCCAACCGAGTGATTTCCGCAGCCAGCGAACAGGGTGATCACCATCACCAGGACCAAGAGAATTGCGAGTAGTTTTTTCATGATGTTTTCCTCCTAAGTAGTAGTTATAATATCTGCCATCGGCAGGATATCACTTAATAGTCGAAGCTGGGATCTAACACCCTAACCTCTCCTCGAATGATTTGGCAGCAGCTAATAGGGTCATAGCTTTCAGAAGTGGTCATCTTCATGTATGCCAGAAGCCCATCGGCGATCTGCTGCCTCATGTCCTGAAGCACATACTCTCTCGCCCCCTCTGGGGAGTACCGCATATGCATCATATCAACCTTGGTCTCACAGCGGAGGGTATGTACGCCCGGCCTGTCCACTATGATCTTAATCCGCTCATTGGGAGATTCATACTCGGTTCCGCAGTAATCGCAGCGCATGGTTCTCCTGTTGATGTTGGCTCCACAGTTGATGCAGGTCATAGGCTTTGGATCAAACATCGTCATCCACCCCGTCCATGATCGCACCGCAGAACGGACACACCTTAAATCGTTTCTTCCAGTATTCCCGTTCTTCGGTTTTGAAGATCTCGTTACAATGGGAACAATCGATGCTCTTATAGACCTCTTTGCCGTTGTGGATAGCACAGCCATCTTCCCAATGTGCATGAACAACTTCCACGGCATCACGCTTGCCATCCGCATAACCTTTTTCATACTGTTCCCGGTCATACTGCAACGCCCGCACCAGTTCTACCTTGTCCACATCCGGAATATAGTGAAGCACAGCCTGATAGACTTCCTCATCCTGTTGCTTCAGGATCTGGTTTTGGATGTCCGTGACCAGTAACTCAATAGGTGATTTATACATCGGTTCTCCTTTCTCGACAATGCCTGCCGCACATCCACTTGTAGCCGTCAGCAGTAGTCGCACCGCAGGTGGCGTGTTCGTGGCATCCATCAATCTCGCACTCGCACTCTGGCACAGGGTGTGGATTTTCCCAGCCAATGATGTCAAACGCCCACTCCAGTGTGGATAGTCCTCCGTGGGTGATGTGAAGCCGTCCACCGTTGTGGCAGTAGTATCCAAACTGATAAGCAACATCTCTGGCAAATTCTCTCATGTCATCCACTTCCACGGCATCCACGGTGGGTAGCTTTGCTATTTCGTCAGCAGAAGCGAAAAGTCCCATCATAAAAGTGTTTGGATATTTCGCCACACACGCACCTCTCAAGTGCCGTATTGCTTCATTGGCATCAATCAGCCGCTTTTCATTTGCCATCTTCTACACCCCCTTCAAAAGATGCACCGACCATCTTTCCCAGAATGCCCATGAAATCGTCAGCACCTTCCACAGTGTTGAAGTGACCGTAGACAACGATCCGGTTTCCTTCTTCAACACAAAGGCAAGGCTTTTTTCTGTCCGGGAACATATATGCACCGATGCTGATTTTTCCGTCTGTCAGCTTTTTAGCCATCTTCCTCACCTCAATAATTATCCAAAAGATATACATGGATTCCAAAGAGCGTACCGCCCACGCTTGTAGCAAGGACAACGCCAACCAGCCACCATACTGACAGTACAAACACAAAGGCGAAGAAAGTAACTGCCAGAATTACCATCAGGATCGCCAGCGATATGGTCAACCCTTTTGCAATAGCCAACACCAAAGGATGTTCCAGCTTTTCACGCATCTTCAAACACCACCTTCAAAGCGCAATCGATCATTTCCACGGCATCGGTCAGAACTTCCTGCTTCTCATCTTCCATGGCGATGGAAACGCCCTCAATCATCCCCAATGCCCTTTCGATTTTAGACCTTGCCTTCAGCTTCTTTTCGTCCATTAGGCATCACCCCACGATCGTATTCTTAACGCCATATTCATACATGGCATTCCACGCCTTAATTGCTCTTCGCTTACCAATCTTGGTCTTTCCGCAACAATGGCAAATACGGCACTCAATTTGCTGTCCTCGGTGTTTTTGCTCCCATCTTCATACATACCAGTTGTCACAGTGTGGTGTGTGGTCACTCTGCCTTCTTTGAACGAATAGATTTTCCGCTCTGCCAAAACCAACACTTCAGTTTCTGGCTCTGGCAACCGCTCGGTCACAGGAATCCACTTGGGTTTGCCAGCTTCATAGCCTTTCCTATAGGCTAGTTCGTGGGAAGTGTGTTCATCCATCGTTTCCGTTCCTCTTTCCTTGAAATCCACAGGCTTTTCTGCCCTTTGTTATTTTAGCAAGAGCAGTTACCCTTTGATCGTAAAGTCCGTTGCTGATGCGCTTCTCTTTGTCGGCAATGGCTTTCCGCTCCTCATGATCAGCCTTCTGCGTTAGGTATTCCGGACAGTGGTCATGACATCCGGGATACCTCTTAGGGGCGATACATCCCCTGCAACATTTAATCGGCATCTTCTCGCTCCTCGTCCTTCCACCAGCCGACACTTACATCGCCGGTGACGGTATTGGTAAGCACCTGGACTGTGCAGTTAGGGAATGTTTCTACCTTGTCATAGAAGCAGGTCTCTATCTTTTCGATAGAACCAAAGACCTTCTCACAGCATGGGCAGGACTTCCGCCCCTCTGTGATCTCCTTGCCGCAGCATACACACCTCATTGTCATCGCCATCCTTTCTTCGCCTTGTCATACCTGATCTTCTTGATTTCCGGATACCGGTCATAGAAGCTCAGGGTCTTGTCTTTCCAGATCTCCCGGAGCTTACTGTCCATCTCCTCCTGGTAGTAATCAGCCTCCTTGTCATTGGTGAAGGCGATATGGTATCTGTCCTTGGCTTTCTTCAAGCCAAGGAACAGCTTTGCCAGTCTCTTTGGACCAAATGTGTCTCTGCCAACTACCTCTGGATTTCTAAGCTCCATCTGTATGTAGTCCCACATCTTCTGGGTGGTGAGCTGCTCCCCAATCTCCAGGCCGCTCTGAAACGCTGCCTGCAGCCTTTTCTGGTAATCACTCATGTTCATGCTCCTCCCATGATCTTGTCAATTCTCCGCTGTGCCACCTCTGGGTTCCATCCGCAGGAATCACACATATGAATATGGCACTTCACATGCGAATTGTGTGGACACACAATTCGTCCTGATTCCCCCCTCTTCTTCTTCTTGTAAGTCCGCACATGGTATACATGATTGGCACAATAGTGGCTGCAATATTTCGCGCTCTTGGATCTTGCCTCAAATTTCTCGCCACAGTTGGCGCAGGTAACGATCTCGATATGTCTCATAGCTTATGTCTCCTTGATTCTGATGCCATGTACCCACAGCATCAATTTCTTTTTAATCTTATAGGCTTCCGTCTTGTAGCCCTTGCAGTCCTCCACCACCAGTTTCCCATTCTCGAAGTAGGTAAAGTCTGCAATGTAGCTGCACGCTCTCATAGTCCCCTGCTTGGGGATCAGCTCATAGCTCACCTGCCGCTTGAGATCTGAGATCCTGCCAGCTCTCTCCAGTAGTCTCAGAATGCACCACCGGTCACGCTCCTTCTGGCTGTCGAATACCTGTCCATCCGGAGCCTTAACCTTCCTGGCGCCGTACTTATTCCCCATCGTCGCACCCCCATTTCGCATTTAGTATCCTTGCGATCATGCACTTCCCCCAGCAGCTCCTGCAGAATTGCTTTTTGTATTCCTTGTGCTGCGTTCTTGTGGAGAAGGCAAGGTGGAGAGCGGTTCCGTTCTCCACGCCTTCACAGCGGATGATCTGCGGCTCGTCATTCTTGTAGTAGGGGCACTGCACATGCTCGTCTTCCTTGTGCATCTCATTGCCACCCCCTAGTCCTCATAGACGGTCTCCGGTTCTTCGAAGTCATCCTCTTCCTCGTCATCGTGGTCACTCTCCTGCAGCCAGGAAGGGTATCCGGTTCTCTCGATCCAACCGATTTCCGGATGCTCCAGCATTGTCCTCATAGCCCATACCTCCTGTAATCCCCCGGGGAAGGCTGTCGATCTGCAGCCCTCCCAAATTATCATTGTTCTTATACCGTGCGATACAGTCCATAATGGCCCAGTACCGCTGCGCTGTCTCATGATCCCCCAAGCCCTTGCAGACAAGCGCATACTCAGATGCCTGGTTGTAGATGTTCCTAAGCTCCTCCACCATATCCGCTACCGTGGGAGGGAACTTGGAGATCATCCTGAAGTGGTTGAAAGCCTGCTCCATGATCGGATACGGCACATCCGGGAAGCTCATCTGCCACATGCTCACCGTGGCCTTCTTGCTTGCCTCGTCCATATCCCGGTATGCCGTGGGATAGGCGATCTTGATAAGCGCCAGCAGCTTTACTGCCTCCTGCTTATTCATAGTCACCCTCCGACAGCATATCCAGGAAGGGATTGCTGCTCTTGGGAGCCGGCCTTCCGTACTGCTTGTCCTTCTGCTCCCAGGTCCTCACAGCGGCCTTCCAGTCCTTCATCTTGTTCTTGCCTACCATCCAGCCGTTGGAGCTGTAGTAGTCCACGAATCTCTGAGGATCAACACCATTTTGCCGATCTTGGCAATATGCTCTGACCTCATCCACAGTCGGAGGGATAAATCGCTTTGCGCGTGTGGGAGGCGCAGCCTCCTCTTTATCCTCTCCTACACTACCCTCACCTAACTCTAACCTATCTCTATCCTTACCTAACCTAACCTGTGTATCCAAGGTGGATACATCCTGTATACATTCCGTATACGCACCGTTTTGGTCCAGTGTAAGGGTTGCTTTTTCATCGATGTACTTGCTCTCTTTGTACCGGTCCTTCTGGATGTAGTTGTGGATTCTCCAGTGCTTTATGACAATCACGCCGCTGTCAAAAGCAAGGATAAATCGCTTTGCCATCAGCAGGTTCAGGTCATCTGTGCTTGCCCCTGCCTGCCGCATGATGCTCTTGGGGCTATTCACGAATCCGTCATCATCCGCAAGCATCCCCAGGGTGAAGTACAGGCACCTTGCGCTCAGCGGCATATCCAGGAAGGCGTCTGATAATACAATCGTCTTGGCGAACATCCTGCGCTCAGCCATTGTCCCTCACTCCCTTCGGTATCGTCTTGGTCCTGTTATCGAAGTGCCGGTGCACCAGGACCATTTCTGTGGCGGTGTCTTTCGACACCAGCCACATAGTAGGATCAAGCTTCCACTTGACCATCAGTTTCATCTGCACCCTCGTGGGCTTCTTCCCATGCTTCATCTGCCGGTACTCCCAAAGCCGTTGTCACCACGGTCCGTCTCTTCCAGGCTGTCCACCAGCTCCAGATTCGGAGTGATGATCTTCATCAAAACCAGTTGGGTTATCTTCTGTCCCTTCCTGATCCTGACGAACTTCCAACCGTGGTTGAATAATACTGCCCTGATCACACCGGTATATCCGCTGTCGATGGTTCCGCGGCTGGTTATGCCCCTAGACATCATGCCACTCTTGGAAGTGAGCATTCCCACATAGCCAACCGGGATAGCGATGCGACAGCCGGTGCTGAAGGTCTTTCTGCACTTAGGGAAGATCCATCCGCTTTTGGTGGCGCACAGATCCAGGCCTGCATCATGGTCATGCGCTCTGATGGGCATGGCACCTTCATCCAAAACAATCTTCATACCGGCACCTCCTTAGAACGGCAGTTTCGGATCATCTCCATCGAGCTGGGGATAATCGTTCTGCTGATAGCCGCCGAAGCCCTGCTGATTGTACTGGGGCCGGTTGTTGCCCTGCTGGGGCTGACCATAGCCTCCCTGGTAGCCGTTCTGGGCCGGGGCAGTGTTACCGCTTGCCTGGGTTTCCTTCTTGCTGGACAGCAGCTCCACGCCTGTGGTGACCACCTCAAAGGCCTTGCGCTTGTTGCCCTCCTTATCCGTCCAGGATCTTGGCTGCAGGGAGCCGGTGACAGCCACCACATCACCCTTGTGGCCGTACTGGGCCAGATACTCTGCGCTCTGTCTCCAGCTCACGAAATCGATGAAATCCGTGGTGTCCTTCACCATGGGTCTCTTCACCGCCAGGGAAAAGGAGCACACAGCGGTGCCGTCCGGGGTTCTTCTCAGTTCAGGCTCGGCAGTCAGTCTGCCGACAAAATTACAGCTATTCATGGTTATCCTCCTCAATTAAGTAATACTCGGCAAAGCTCACATCCTTGCCGTATCTGTTCTTACTGGTCTTCATCCTCCTACCAATGGCATAGCCTTGGTAACGGAGGTCACTGATCCTGGATGCAAGTCTCATGCATCCGATGTCCCGGAGTGCTTCAAGCTGAGTGATGGAACCAAAATGCTTCATGTACTCCAGAATCTGCTGACATTGTGTGAATTTCATCGGAACTCCCCCTTTCGGTATATGAGAGCCTCCTCGCTCCAGTCTTCGTAATGTTCCTGCAGATACTCCCGGAAGAAGCCTCGCATCTCAAATCTGGCCGTGGTCTGATCGTACTTCCTGTGGCAGATGGGGCACAGGGTCAGGCCGTTCTGCTCGATGCCCAGGCCACCCTGGCTTCTTGCGATGTAGTGTGCGTTGCTCCAGGCCAGTTCCGTGGGAGCCGCAGCCCCACAAAATACGCAACAGGGCCAGCCGTCAATGCTGTCTCGCTCAGCGATGGCGAACTTGGTCTTCCGGTCAAAGTCTCTGGCTTTTGTGTCTTTTCTCATTGCCACGCCCCCATCAGCGACGCGATCTCTTCCTCAGACTTGACCTCGATATCCAAGGCACGACAGTCCTGCAGCAGATTTTCGATGAGCTGCGCCATCTGGGTAGTGGAATAGGTTGAGCTTCCGTAGTAGGCTCTCAGGTTCCGGTACCCAGCGATTTTGGACTTACCCATGTCCACACAGGGCCATCCAAGACCCTGTGCTTCCCACACCTGCTTGAAATGATCTGCGGCCTCCTCCTTGATTGGGATGACCTCATAGTTGCCGGCAACATTCAGGATAGCCTGCCGGTAGATCTCTACCGGTGTGATCCGCAGGGCATCCGCAATTTTGTTGATAAGCACCCAGCAGTAGGCATTGGCATCCAAACTGCGCTTCTTCTTGTGCTCCCTAACCGTAAGGTCATAAACCTTCGGTTTCATCTTTCGAACGATTGCCATAGCTTTGCCAAGGTCCACGCTCAAGGGCTTCAGCATGAGCCAGCCACCCTCCAGTTTTGCTTCTGTGAACATCAGCTCTTCAGACATGGGGCCACACTCCTCTCTTTAGGCAATCAGCCAGAATTCTGTGCTTGGGCAGGTACACGGTCTCGATCCACTTCTGGTCATACACCACCGGGATCTCCTGCAGCCGCCGGCGGTCAAGGTCTCGGAGGAAGTTGTCGTAGTCTGCCTCCTCCAGGCCGTAGGCTACGATGTCCGCCCCATGGATGCCGGAGCCGAACATCTGCACCTGCACCTGGTTGATGTACTTCTGGGGAGTCTTCCAGCCCTTGGCCCACTGGTAGGTCTTGACCTCTTTGATCCTGTCCGGCAGGTTGCCGTCCAGATTCACTCTCAGCCGCAGCTCCTCGATGATCACTTGCTTGTCCTTCTCCAGGCCGGGAAGACCCAGGCTGTCAAGTATCCGGTGCTCCCAGTTGGTGCCGGCGAGGGTGTAGCGGTTGTCAAAGTGGTCTGTGTTGATGCCGAGCTTCTGCATCCACCACTTCTCCCAGGTCTTTGTTTTCCAGTTGCCAATCACATACTGCACATCGCTGGCTCCGATATAACCGGAGCGGTCATGACTGGCGATCATAAGGCATTCAGCTTCTCTTCGAAGCGGTGGAGCTGGGCAAAGTAGGTAAAGTAAACCTTGACCTCATCCTCGGTCATCTGGAGCTTGTCGGCGATGTCCTTGGTGGACATACCCTTCTTGATGGCCCTGGTATAGGCCTGCTGCATCCGCTCCTTGATGGCGAACAGGTTGTGCTTGCTCAGGTCATCGGTATCGTTTTCGATGTCGGAGTCATCTCTCCAGAGGTCGAAGCCAAGACCGGTGTTGATTGCAACCGCTTTCACGAAGGCTCGCATCTGGGCCTTGTGGACCGCGTTCTGGTTCATCAGGTTGTCCTTGACCGGAGCGATGCCATTCATCACAGGGTAGCTCAGGTGGAAGGAGTGGCCATCGATGTAGCACTGCACGCGGACCTCATAGCACCGGTTGGTGATGCCGTTCTTGTCGGTGAAGGTCTGGTCACTCTTAAACAGGGAGGAGCCGTCCTCGTTCACCATGGCCTCGAAGTGGACCTCCTGGGCGCCGTTCTCATACAGCAGCTTCAGGCACTCTGCCCAAGGCAGGTAATCCGCGCCGTCACGCTTCTTCACATACTTGGTGATGTCCACCTGGCGCATCTCATTCCAGCTCTTAATTGCCATCGTTCTTTTCCTCCTTAATGTGCAGGCTCAGGCTGAACTCCTTACCTTCCGCCGTTTTACCCTCAATGGTGATAAAATCGTTGTGGTACATGTGTGCATCGGTGATGCAACCCAGGTTGGTGCCGATCTCGATCAGCTTCTGAAAATTTTCGGTCATAACTCTTTCTCCTTCTTGGTGATGAAGTTGCGCTTAACGCCAACTTTTTGATCCTTGTAGGTCAGGTACACATTCTCGTTGAAGTAGCGGTAGCCGGCGTAACACAGCACAGCTCCAACCAGGCAAACGATTGCAAGAACGGTTTCAATGCTCATTTTGTGAATCCTCCCAAGCTCTTGTACAGTCTCATGCAGGCGTAACTGGCAGCCTGTGCGATGCCGATCTCGCCCTCGTGGATCAGATGGCCGTGGCCCTTGGCAACCACTGCGGCGGTCTCGCCGTTGGTGCTCTCATACAGGGTGGCGATCACCACATTCTGGGCAATGTCAATCTTGATGTCCATGCTGTATTCCTTCTTCTCAGGAACCAGCTCCAGCGCATCCTCACGGAAGAAGAATTTAGGTCCGTTAATAGACTCGACCTCATACATCCAGCCGGTGGAAGCGCTGTGGAACATGTCGGTAACAAAGCCCTCACAGCCGGAATATTGGGGAGCGGTTACATGCGCTCCGATAATAAATTTTGCGCTCATTGTTATCATCCTCTCTTAAATCTCGCCCCTCATCGCTTTGATGAATGGCATTTTCGGTATTCTTACTCTTGTCCCCATCCGGATCACCGGGAAGGGAAATGGGTTCTTGCCGTCTCTGGTAGCCACATTGATGGTGTAGGCTGAGCACCCAAGGTACTTGCAGATGTCAGTCGGCACCAGCATCTCCTTCGGCAGTTCTTCGATCCTGCGAAGCTCTTCACTCGTTTTCATAGAGCATCGCTCCAATCTCCTCCAGCTCCTCAAGGGTGATCCCCTGTGCCTCCAGGGCCTTGCCCTTCTTCTCGTACATCCGGAGCTGGTACATGTACTGCCTCTTGCGGTTGCGGATGGCCTCCTCACGCCTGGCCAGCTTCACATAGGGCGAAGTCTGCAGCCGGAGGATCTCTTCCTCTACCGCTTCATCGGTCAAAAATTCTCTCGCCATATTGCCCTCCTTCCTGTGTCTGATTTAGACACTTACTGTGCAAAAAAAATATGGTCTACCTGGTCACTGGTCAAATTATACTTGGTTTTGATTCTCGCAATCTCACCCTGCTTGAACTCAGTGCCATTCTCGTTGATCTTATTTGACACACTCTGCTCGGATATGCCCAAATAATCAGCGAGATCTTTGTTCGTGTCCCCGTGCAGTACCATAATACTGCGCAATACTTCCTTTCTCATTGTGTCACCCCCTGTCGAATAGTGTCTAATTAGGACACCTTCATCATATAGCCTTTTCTTGTGTTTGTCAACAATAATTTTTTGATTTCGCAAAAAATAATTGATTTTTGGGATACGGTAGTGTATTATTGAGACATAGCCAAAGGAGGTGAGATCAATGGACATCGGACAAAAGATTAAACAAGCAAGAATTGCAAAGGGATTTACTCAAGAAGAGCTGGGGAACATGGTTGGACTTCAAAAGTCTGCCATCGCCAAGTATGAGAACGGAAGAGTAGTGAACATAAAAAGAAGCACTCTGCAAAAACTCGCTAAAGCATTAGACCTTAGGGGATCTGACTTGATCATCGAAGCTAATCCTAAGGAGGCCGCTGAGCTTAGTGCAAAAGTGCTTCTTGATGGTGAACTGATGGATGCAATAGAGAAGTATTACACCCTGAACGCTGAAAAGCAGAAGATGGTTCGGGACTTAATCCGCAGTTTGGCCGAATAACTTGCATACAAGATGGTAAATGTATTCAATCTGGCTAGGCGCTAATTTGTCCAGCAACTTAATTAACTTTTCCTTATAATCTTTCATTCTATGCACCCCTTTGTAAACGCAAACATCTGTTCTAAAACCAGTATAGATGAAACATTCAGAATAGTCAATAAAAATCTGTCGAATTGTGTCCGATAAAACGGACAATTGAAATGTGGGGGCAGCCTAACCGCCAAGTTGCCTACCCCCACACCGCTGAATGATAGGTCTTGCCTGACCTGGTATTAGCCTATCATTTCACCGTAAAAACATCAATACGCACATCTGATAGTTTCGTTATCACATCTGATGGTGTCATCATCATATCTGATAATTTTTGCTATCACATCTGATGAAATGAGAGGTTTTCCTATGCCCTTTTCACCTGAGACCCTAGAAGAGAAACCATATAACATTTGCATAAGCTGTCCAAAGATCGGTCAAACCTGTGACGGCCCAAATTTCCTGGCCATGTCCGTAGAGCGATTTTGTGAGTGGTGTAGACTGCGAAGAGACTACTTGGGATGGAAAAACCAGCTTGTCGCAGATAAGGCCGGAGTATCAAAGATTTCCGTTGAACGCATCATGGCAGGTGATTCCAAGGACCTGCGCATCACTACTATGCAGGCTGTAGCCAAGGCTTTGGTAAATGGCGTGTGGGGTCAATCTCCCTGTGTCCTGGTTACAGAGACGGTGAAGGAGATTCGTGTAGATAACCCTGTCATCGTTGCCCAATGCCAGCACCTGCAGAACACACTCGATACCCTAACTGAAGAACATAAAAAGGATCTGGCGTTCATCCGTGACGAGGCACAGAAAAAGATAGACTTCCTCCGGGCGCAGGTAGCCATTAAGGATAAGCAAATCGAATGGATGCAATCATTCATCCAGCATAAAGATCAGGTATAGATTGAGAGGTTTATGTATGAAAAAATTTGTTTCTTTAATCGCTGTTCTTCTGTTGGTGGTTTTCTGTTTGTCTGCCTGTAGCGAAAATCCTCAGGAAACAGGAACCCTTCCGATTCAAGAAACAGAAGCCTCACCAAAGGATGCAGACTATTTGTACAATTGGCTGACAGAACACGGAACATTGGTAGGCGGAACCTGTCTGCAGTATTCCGCTACAGATTCAAGCGGAATAAAGTTTACCTTGTGCTATGACACAAACTATGTAGAAAAACTAAGGTGGCAGGTGCAGTACATCACATCAGACGATTCAGGACGGACTATCAATACACAGTTGTTTTTGTTTTATGATGGTAGCAAAACACCAGTCAATATCAGCGTAGACGGCTCCGGTTGCTTTTATGGCTATAGCCGTTATATGGAGTATTCCATCAATCCACAGAATTTCACAAATAACAGTCCAATTGATATGGGGAACTGTGATGGAAGCACCGTAGTTCGTGATGTTTTTATACCTGGTCAAGGCTCAACAACCGTCACTGATAACAAAGAAGGTCTGCAAGCAGAACTAGATACGATGGATCGAATTTGTAAAGACCGGGCGCAAAAAAGCCTTTGCGTGATCTTGGATTGGCTAGAAAATACATTTTGTCCCACAGCGAATATGACTATGGCCGATTTTGGTTATGAGAAATACTAGGATCTTGTAGAAGGGGGATCATTATGCGCAAACACATCGGAACCTGCACACAGTGCGGCAAAGAAAACACCGCCCTGACTACCGTGGATGAGAGCATACAGGTATGCGAGGAATGCCTCGATGCGGTCTACTTCCAGTGCGATGAATGTGGCGAATACTGGGATGATAGTTATGTGGAGATGTTCTTCCTGAAAGACGGCAGAACAATCTGCGAATACTGCCGTGAAAACTTCGACGATGAAGAAATTGACTCCGATCCTTGATATAGAAAGGAAATAAGATAGAAGAAGGTGAACTATGCTCTGCAAAAAATGCAAAAAAGAAATACCGGATGAATCAAAATTCTGCAACCTCTGCGGCGCCAAGCAGGTCCGTGATAGAGCCGCAAAGAAGCGTGGCAACGGCCAGGGCACCGTCTATAAGGACAGGAACGGCAAGTGGATTGCCGAGTACACCATAGGATGGGACGAGGCAGATGGCACGCTGGCCAGGCGCAAGCGCAAAAAAAGAGGCTTCCCTACCAAGAAAGAAGCCATAGCCTATATCCCGGAGCTGAAGCAGGATCTTCCACAGCAGGATATGAATGTGAAGTTCAAGGATCTCTATAAGAAGTGGCTGGATGGCCACACGGAAAAGGTAAGTCAGTCTACGATCAATTGCTACAAATCCGCATACAAATACTTTTCCCCTCTGTACTATGTGGAGGTAGCCAAGATCCGCACAGAGCATATGCAGAAGTGCATTGATGAATGCCCTCACGGAACACGAACCAAGGAGAACATGAAGGCCCTTGGCACATCTATCTGGCGTTACGCAATGCAGCTTGACATTGTGGACAGAAACTATGCTGAGTACCTCTACATCAAGAAAGAGGATCAGGCAGAAAAGACAGCATTCTCCAAGGAACAGCTAGATACCATGTGGGCCAATGTGGACCGTGTGCCGGATATCAAATATGTTCTTGTCCTCTGCTACACAGGTATGCGCCTAAGCGAAATGCTGGGAGCCATGACAGACAACTACAATGCAGAGGAAGGGTACTTTATAACCGGCGTTAAGACGGATGCAGGCAAGAAGCGTACCATCACAATCTCTCCGAAGATCAGACCGTTCTTCTCTGACTTTGGAAAAGATAAGCACCTGTTTACAGACCTATCCGCAAAGAAGTTCAGGACCAGCCTTTACTACCCTGCCCTTCAGGCGCTGGATATGGATATCCTGGACGAGGAAGGAGAACACATTTACACACCACACTGCTGCCGCCACACCTTCGCTACTCTAATGAAGAATGTGAACGCTCCTGCCACAGATAAGCAGAAGCTGATCGGCCATGCCAAGTTCGAAATGACCGCACACTACACCCACACCGACATTGAATCTCTAAAGAAAATCACGGATAATCTATAATTTTTGAGTGGCTGTTGAATAAGTCGCTCAAAAATTTAAGGTTTGTATGACCACCAAATGACCACCAAAAGAGCAAAAAACCCTTGTGTACCAATGGTTTTTTCTTGTATGGCATTCAAGAGGTCACCGGTTCGATCCCGGTTATCTCCACCAAGAAGTTCCGAAAACCGTTGATTTTACTGGGTTTTCGGAACTTTTCTTTTTGATTTGTTGTCTAAAATTTTGAGAAATTTTCTCCTATGACCACCAGAATGACCCCCAACATATGAAAAGGAGCATCCTTCGGGATGCTCCTTTCTTTTACTTATTCTTGTTGTACTGTGCGGAGCTGATGCCCAGCAGCACACCCAGGAAGGTGTCAACAGCGGTGATCGTACCGACAATCTCCTCTGCATAAGGGAATCCCCAAATACTTGCCAGGGCAAAGTACAGGGTACCGATTGCAGGCAGAACCACCATGGCGATCCATTTCAGTACATCGTACATCTTGTTGCTCATTTTCTTTTCCTCCCATTATTCGTGTGACTTGATGATAGTGATATCGGTTTTTATGTCACTGATATCTTTCTGGATAACATCCAGTTTTCCGGCATAGTGTGCAATGGTTTCGATGGCTTTGGCGTTTACCTCACGGCTCAGTTTAAGCTCATCATAGAGCTTGTCCTCACGCTCTTTGCACCGGGCCTGTACCTTTGCCATGTTGTCTGTGTTTTCCTTGGTGGTCTGCTTGTATATGTGGAATATAAAAGCACCCATGGCTACCACGCAGGCTATGGGGAAACCCAAAGTTGATATAATCTCTACCCACGGTTCCATCTTTCGTCCCCCCTTTTACTTGATGCCAAGGAGGTTCTTCCAGGTGTTCGGACCGGCGATACCATCTGCTGCAAGCCCCATCTTACGCTGGTACTCGATCACACCGGCCTTGGTTTCTGCGCCAAAGTCACTGTCTGCGCCATACTTAGGCAGTTTAATGCCGTTCGCCATGAGGAGTTGCTGCATGGCCTTGACCTGCGCACCCTTGGCACCCTGGCCAAGCTCCGTAAGGGTGAGCGTAAAGGTGATGGCAGCAGGCTTTTCTTCCGGCTTCTTCACAACATCGAACCATTCCGCAATGGTCTTAGCTTCAGCCACCGCAAGCTTCTTGAGGTTGCTTTCCACTAGCAGCCACTTGGTGGTGGCGGTGTTGGTGTGGAAACCATGTTCGATAATGACACCGGGAGTATGGACGGTATGCGCTCCACGCAGAACACCGTAGTAATCGTCCTTGTAGCCGTTGCCGTCCCTGTCGGAGCTGGATTTGGTACTCCAAGTCTGGTAAGGCAGACCCATGACCTCGCCCACGGTCTTTGCCAGCTTGGCTGCAAAAGCCTTGCTCTGCTCGTCCATCTCACCGCAGTTATCGTCCACCTGGTACATGGCAACCACATACTTGGTGGCTTCGCTGTTGGCGGCATTGGAGTGCAGGGAGATAAAGAGATCTGCGTCCTCGGAGGCTTTGCCACGCTCCACAAGAGCAAGGTCAACGGCCTGATTGAGCCGGGTCGTAATCACCTTGATACCGTACTTCTCCAGCTCTGCTTTCAGCAGATTATGGAGCTTCCAGTTCATCTCGGATTCATAGTATTCCGGTACCACCGGACTTCGGTTGTACTTGCCATAGTGACCTGCGTCCAGACAGACGATAGGCACTGTATGGCCGGGTTTCAGATTTTTCATAGGTATCTCCTCCTTGTGTAAAGTTTCTATGCGATAAAAAACGGGCTGAGATTCACCAAAACAACGACAATGAACATACCCAGCACCATCCATGCCGCATGGTCTTTCCCCGTAAGCTTCATATATAGGAGCAACCAGGGAAACAGGATCAGCTTGATCACGGCAAACATCCAGGGTTCTTCCAGTGCCTTGCGCATGAGGGGGTTGACCTCATGCTCGAGACCGTGCAGCCCCGTCCAGTAGACCGTCAGGGCGTAGTCCGCCAGATTCAGAATGTAAATCAAAATATATTTCATTTCTTCTCCTTGATAGATTAAATAGGTTCAGCAAATAGGTGACTAGATTAACTCACCACATACACATCCACCGTTTCGCCTTCTGCACCGCCTGTTGCCGCTACGCCTACATTGTGCAACCGCCCTGTGGCTGGCTTTACATACTTGCCCACACCATCCACGGTGATGGTAGTTCCGTCAATGGTCAAGCCCGTGTAAAGTCCTGCACCGCTGTTATGGACGACAAGTACAGAACTTTCGGAGAATGCCACAACATCGGAATAGGTTGTGGAGGTAAAATCGTATGCCGTTCCCTCTCCAACTGTGATGGTGGTATCGTCAATGGTTAGCACGATAGCTGTACCGTAATTACTACTTCCGCCATCTTGATAGACCACAAGTGCTTTATCTTCGGACAGGGCAACCGCAGAGATGTAAGCAATTGTTGCCGAAGTAAATGCAATTGTCGTTCCTAGAGTTAAGGTTGTGCCACCGTCATCGGTGGTCAGCACAACTGCATTGCCATAGGTAGCTTTAGCTAAGCCACGACAAGCGACTAGAACCTTGTTTTCGGTAAGCTTTACCGCTTTGCAAAATGCGTTGCTTGTGGTTGAAGTGCTTATTTGTTTTACTGTTCCTGCTGAAATACTCATGTTACTAACAAGCAAAACCAGACCACAGCGAGTGCCAGTAGTGCCAGCAGAAACATAGGTAACGAACACCCTGTTTTCCGACAAAGCTACAGCCGAAATATAACTCATATTCGAAGCGCTTCCACCAAAAATCGTAGAATTGACCACGAGTGTCATTGTGGTATCTTTCACAGAATAGAGTGCGGCATTGGAATAATATTTACTGGAATAATACTGATAACAGATAACTACCTTCTCCTCGGACAACGCAACAGCGGATAAGTAAGTGGTAGAATTAGTGGAGAACACACTCGTAGTTCCTACCGTAATACTAATGCCATCTATTGCCAGCACTACAGCTGTACCTTTGCTGGAATTGCCGCCGTCAACATATGCCACAAGAGCCTTGTCTGGGGACAGAGTAACAGCGGAGATAGCACTTGTTTCGGCACTCTCAAAGGTCACAGCCGTTCCCGCGGTGACACCAGTATCGTCCAAGGACAGAACAACAGCCTTGCCGTATTCGCCACTGCCACCATCCGAATATGCTACTAGAACACGACTATTATCTAGTTTGCACGCAGACAGTCTATGCGTGTCTGTTGTGGTGGGGGATGCTTCACCGATAACGCTACTGTCAAAAGTACCGCTGCCAAACTTATTCACAAACTCCACAAAGTCACCAGCTTTGACCGTAGCCCCTGCGTTGACCTTGTATTGCTCGATAATGCCGTTGATAGCAAGACCGCCGCCCGTGCTTTCCACCGCCACAGTGACCTTTCTAAAACCCTCATACCCTTCGCCCGGGAAGTATTCGCCATTCTCGGTAATGGTCTTCTCCTGCAGCTTAGGCTCAGGGATCTCCGTTTCCGGCAGTTCACCCACAGCCACCATCACATCATCTTCCATCTTCATGCCCTTGCACTTCAGCGTTGCGGTCTGTCCGGGGAACAGTTCGGCAATGGTAGAGCCGTTGTGGGTGATGGATGCGGTGGCAGGAATAGCGTTGGCGGTCAGCCAGTTGTAGAAGTCAACAGATACATACTGGGGAGTAGTGCCAAAGTCGATGGTTTGAAAGTCAACCCCTTGAGGGATAAATGTAAATTCATATTCACCATCCATAAATTCTCTATAAATTGCTGTTTCAAAAGGATAAGTAAACTCAAACAAAGCTTCCGCAATCACTTGATCTGTAGGGTCGCTCAAACCGTTAATCATAGACCGAACACGGAATTTGCATCCGTCACCTTCGATAAACGAAAGACCGCTGCAAGAAACAGTGCCGCTATGCGTGCCTTGATATTCATAAGAATACTTTGCGGCGAAGTTTACGGATTCCTGCAAGCCGGAAATACGGGTAAGATAGTCGTTAAATCTCCACTTACCGCTGATTTCCTTCTGCTCCACAGCGTTGGTGGTGAACCACTCGTAGAACTCGTCTGATGCCTCAGCGTCCGCCGTAACAGTGATCGTTCTGATCCCCTCGTCAAAGTTGACCGTGTTCCAGCCGTTGATACCGAAATCACGATAACCCTCGACAGCATAAATGGGATATGACCAGGGCAATGTAGCACCAGTGGCGGTCATATCAGGGTCTGTGTATACAACATGATAGGACATACATTGACTATGGACAAAAATCTTGTCACAGTTTGCAGTAAGCGGAATGCCAAACTCTGCCGCAACCGTATTCAGCACAAAGTTAACGGGACAGCTTATTTCATTTTCCCGGGGAACATCCGCCAATACAAGCGCATCGTTAAACCGATATGTTCCTGCTTTAATCGTTGCCATTTACTCCACCTCCACTTCGCCGGTATAGGTGGGGACAGCAGGGAGTTCAGCCAGCTTTGCGTCAATGAGAGCGTTGATGTGTTCATCGGTGACGGTGCTGCCACCGCCTTGAGGAAGGTTTTCCATTCTTTCCTCTATCTCAGCGAACCTCCGCTCCAGGTATGCGTTGGTATCTGCGTTCTGTACAAATGCCCTGTTCAGGTCGGTGTCCAGAATAACCTTTACCAGAACATTTTCAGCAAACAGATTGACACTGCCCACATTGCTGCCGTGAGCATCTGCAAACTGGAAAACCCTATTTACCATATCGTTGTTTTCTGGGTAGTAAACAACGAGGCCGGTGATCTGTGAACAATTAACCGGACTCCTAAAAGTCACACTCTGTCCATTTATAATGGTGGCCGGAATGTCAACTCGGATATTTGCCATTTCAAAAACCTCCTTTATTCAACGGTTGCAGGTACTACGCCGATACCATAAAGATGCATATTCCCGGTGTGGAGAACGGCATAGTTATTGGAAACCCCTCCTGCCTTCGTGAGAAGGTTGATTTCTTGCGTTTTGGCACGAAGTTGAAAAGAAACATAATCGCCATTTTGGGCATAATCATTTAACTGCGTACCGAAATCACTTGTGGAAGAATGGTTTTTATAAACAAGTCCACGACCGTTATCAGTTTTTTGAAGTATCACATTGCCTTTAAATGTCACATCACCGGAGATCGTTCCGCCAGCTAAGGGGAAATATTGGGAAGGGCTTATGTTCGTCCATCCGCTCCATTCTCCTTGTATCAGGTTGTTTGTAAAAATCAGGCCGCCAGATACACCGTATCTTACCGCAAGTGCATAACCGTGTTGCGAAGCTGTTCTATAAACTGTAACAAACCAGGTGCCGCCACTAATTGATAATGTTGCAACATTGACACTCAACCGAAAAATCTTTGTGTCTCCGTCTTTCATCGCGTGATATATATTGTTTAATCCAGCTGTAAGCTCGTCTTCCGTTGATACAGACACATAACCGGAAGTTAAACCAGCAAGTGCAAATTCCGCCTTCTCGTCTGGCGTGAAATAGTCAACGCCCTTTACAGGTGTGTATCCTGGTTCGCCAGCAGGTCCCTGAGGTCCAACAAAATATCCGGCCTCCATAGCAGATTGCAATTCGCTTATTGCTTCCTGAGCACTTGAAATCAGCTCGTAGATGTAGTTGCGCTGGTCATCCTCGTATACATAGTTTTCCGGGCGCTCACGCTTCTGGACATAGAAAGTCTTGCTCTCAACAGTGATGCCGCCTTTCACAGCGTACACGCAAAGCTGCTTCCCTGTCTGGAGAAGGTAATCCGGGATTTTAGCCTCACTATCGACAAGGCCCATGATAACTGCCTTGGAATCGCCATTGTTGGCGAAATGGGCATACTCTGCCTCAATCCCAGTTATCTGGACGCTTCTTCCGACATCCCATTGGCTGAGCGCATGGCCGATAATTTCGATCATATCTATCTCCTCCTGTGTATTTTCCTTGGTAAAGAGCGCTATCTTTTACCGTAGATTAACACAAAAGGGAGGACTTCAGGAAGTCCCCCCTTTGCGCTGTTACTTGCCTTTGGCCTCCTTGCGGAGCTTGTCGATTTCTGCGTTGATGGCCGCCTGGATGTCCTGAAGCTTGAAGTGTCCTTCAGATTCGATCTCCCTGGCGATCCTTGCCCTCTCTACGGCGTTTCCTGCCTCCACGGCCTGTGCGGCCTCAAGGATTCTCGGATCATTCTCCCGGAGCGCCTTGCGGATGGCAGAGGTGATGGAAGACTGGTCCTTGTATCTGCTCTCCGCCCTGGCGATCTGGGCCTTGTCTCCGCTCAGGTAAGCATCATAGAGCTGATTCTGGTTGGAAGTATCTCCGCCTCCCATCCATTTGGGAAGCGCAGACTTCACAGCGTATCCGATGCCGGCAGCAGTGGTCTGCGGACCGCTCACGAAGGACATGATCGTCTGGTAGATGCCACGCACATCGCGCATGATGTTCTTCAGCGGCAGGCCGAAGAGCTGTGCAATGGAACCGGCGAAGCCTTCCACCTTGCGGTAGACAGACACATTGTCGCTGCTCAGCTTCTTCCATGCGTTCCACAGGTCACTGACCACAGCCATGTCACTTCTCTCCACATCATATCCCTGCACGATAGACACGATGTCCTTCACGAAGGGGATGTAGGTTGCAGGATTCAGGCTGTCCAGGATCTCACCGGTGAGCGTGCCGATGTACTTCTCCACATAGGTCTCGTCCTCGTCATCGTCCCGGCCTGCGTACACGAAGGACACCAGGATGGAGTTGATGATCTGCGAGGCGATGACCGCGCCGATAGCCGCTCTGGCATACTTCTTGTTGCCGCGCTTACCCTGCAGCAGCGCATCAGCGATCATGTTGATGCTGGTGGTAGGTTCTGCCATAAAGGCAGTGGCCATCTTCATGCCGGTGTCCTTGGAGCGCATCATGGCGCTTCTGGAGAGTACGGAGTCATACACCTGGGTCTTGGTAATGACCTCGGTGAATCTAGATCCGGCAAGCATGAGGAAGGGTTCGCCCCTGACATCCAGTCCGGGATACTTCGCCTGGGTCTCACGCTTAACGGCCTCCCAGATGCTGCACCATGCGATCTCGTCAGCCAGGGCAGGCGCCTTGGAGAGGATCTCGTCACGGTAGTTGCTATCGGTCACCAGGGCCTTCATCTTTGCCTTGAAGCCGGAATACTCCTGGCCCATGATGTAGTCCTGGGTGGACTTGCCCATGTTGGTATCGAAGTAGCCCATCTCCTTGATGATGGCCACCGGCGCATACTGCTTCACTTCATCCCACAGGGCCTTGTGGCGCTTGTGGTCCACCTTGGGGCCGATGAAATACTTAGTATCCACCAGCGCTGCCGCTCTTGCGATAGCGGAAGGCTGCTGTACCACCACAGACAGAGAAGCGAAGACCGCGCCCTTCTTGTACAGGCCCATCAGTTTGTTGATGATGCCGGTTCGGGAATCCGTTCTCGCGCCTCCGTTCAGGTCCTTGAGCATCTGCTCGATGTACCCGGTAGCGCCGGCACCGTATGCATTCTCAATGTAGGCGTTGACGCTCTCAGTCGGCATGTTCTCGTTCTTGGAGGGAGTAGCGTAGTTGTAGATCCTGTAGAAGTCCTCCATGGGAAGCACGAAGGCGTGGTACATGCTCATCTCATTGACATGGCTCGTCCACACATCCATGAAGGAAGACAGAACGATGGGGTTCTTCGCATGGGGCTTGGTCTCCTTGCTGAACCCGGAGTTCTTGATCTTCACATCCCCCTGCGCCTGTTCCTTTGCCTTTGCCATGTACTGGTGTGCAGATTTCAGAGGGAAGTAGTGCTTCTCCCGGAACAGCTTCACATCGTACATTGCCAGGGAAACCTCGTTACCCTTGGCGCCCATCACATCGGACAGGTAGCTCTGCATCTCATCCACGAAGGCCTTCTGGTCGGCGGTCAGTTTGCTGATGATGTCAGCCAGGGTCTCTTCGCTGATGTTGTAGGCGGTGGCGTTGGCTACATTGTACTTCACCTTGATGCCGCTCTTCGTCTTCTCCACGACCTCGGTCTTGGGGTCGAACACGATGCCGCCATACTTCAGGTGGTCCGCTGCCTGGTCACGCTTGGAGAAGGCATACAGGCTCATGATCTGGTCGAGAGTCAGCTCAAAATCTTTTCCGGTGGTAGAGGTGAATTTGACCTTCTTCTCAAAGTCCCAGGAGTCGTACTTGTACTTCCTGAATTTATCCAGGTAGTATTCCCTCGCCTCCACGATATCCTTCGCCCAGGTATCCTCGCCGGCTCGCACATTGTTGTACGCATCGATCAGGCCCTGGGAACCGATATGCTCCATAGCATACACAGGCTTCAGGCCATCCCAGCCGAACTTCTCAACCCAGTCCATGAAGACCGGGCGCTTACCTCTCTTGACACCAAGATTGTCGATCTCTGCCATGACCTGATTGGCTCTGGTGGAGATCTCTCTGTTCTTGTTGTCCTTGAAGGACTTGTTCGCATTGCGAATGGTGGCCAGCACGATCTTGTAAACATCGTACACTGCCTGAAGCTGATCCATGGTCATGTCTCTCAGCGGAGTATCACCTACCTGGACGATAAGCCGCATCATGTGAGCAGCCACAGCATCATCGTGGGAGTTGGCGATCAGAGGATCATCGGAGTCGATGAACTCATCATAAGCCGACTTAAGTTTCTTGAGCTTGTCATCCATCCTGTCACCCATCTGGCGGATGTTGTCGATCCGCTTGCTGATTTCCTGGATGGCCTCCGGAGTCTTCGCCTTCAGAAGCTCATCGTTCAGCTTGGCGATGCGTTCATCAGCGCCCACGGTATCCATGTTCACTGCGTTGAGCGCCTCAGCAACAGCCTTCTGCAGGCCGATGGGGACATGCCGGTCCTTGGTGCCCTTCAGCAGGTACTGGTTCAGTTCGTTCACAATATCCTTGATCTTGTGACGCATAGCCGTTCTCTGTCTGCTGTCGATGCCCTTCTTCCGGCTCTCCTGCCATTTCTCCAGAAGCTCACGCTGGGTCTTGGTTGCCTTCTCCCGGTAAGCCTCCAGCGCTTCCTTTCCCTTCTGCTGCTCTCTCTTTCTCACCATTTCCTTCTCCCTGGTCAGGACATCCTGCAGAGGCTTGGATGCTTCCAGCCGGAGGAGGATCTTATCCATGGTGTTGATGCGGTTGGCAGTCTGTCTGGCTTCGAACTGCAGGTCACGGATGGCCTTGGTATCCTTCGGCCCCTTGGCGAAGCTCAGGTCCTTGATCTTCTGGTTCAGCTCGCTCAGCTTGCGCTCCTCTGCCTCGATGAGGGAGATCTGGCTCTTGTATTCCTGGATCTTCTGCTTCTCGGACGCATTTTGTGCCACGCCCTCAAAGGCATTGGCCAGCAGAGAACGATTAGAGACAGAGTCGGTATCACGCTCAGAGTAGCGGATGCTTCCATCTACCTCAGAGAACAGTTTTCTGACGGCATCTGCATACCGCTTGGACAGCGGCAGCATATCGTGTGCAAAGAAGTCCAGACCTCTGTGATACCGGGAAAACTCCTGGCCGCCGATCATCATCATGTCCACCGGCTTGGTGTTGTAGCGATCATCGTTCCAGGCATCAAAGATGACAGCTACCCTCTCCACGCCGGCCTTGTGCAGCGCAATCATGCGGTGCCTGCCTTCGTGCCCCACAATCTTACCGGTCTCAAAGTCAACAGTGAGGTGGATGGGCTGTGTTTGCTTGCGCAGTCTCTCCAGATCCAGCTCGCCAGCTTCCCTCTCGATCTGCTCTCTACCCTCCTGGGAAGTAGTGGTCGCATACAGGAAGTCCAGAGGCTCTACCCACGCAATATAGGACTTTGCATAGTCCATTTTGGTGGCGGAAGACCTTTCTAGCTCACGCACGATGCGCTCTGCGCTGTAGGATGCATACGCACCTTTGCGATAGCGGCTGCTACTGGCCCTGATCTCCAGGTGTCGGATGACCTCTTGGGCATTTTCATCCATACCACTGGTGTCGATGCGGTCAGAATACTGCGTAGAAGAACCTACCTCCTCATCCGTATCGAAGTAGTACGGATTGAAGCCATGCTTCTCATAGGCGCTTCTCAGGGCATCTACATCCAGCTTAGCCTTCTCGATTTCGTCCAGAATGCCCTGGCTGTTGAAATCAAGCTCTCTCTGGATATAGCCCAGTTTCGGATTGCCTGCAGACAAGCCCTTGATTTTCTCCAGGGTCTTTGCAAGTAGCTGCTCGTTATCATAGTTCTTCTGGCTCTTTTTGTACGGAGTCAGGTCCTTGGCCACTTCAGGCTGGCCATTTTCCCAGATGTCCGTAGGCTCGATATCCTTGCCGCTATATCTGGGAGCAATGGTGATACCTTCCTTGGCACAGATCGCTCTTCGCTCTGCGTCACCGATAATGCGGTTCACTTTGATAGCACCGGAGATAAACCACGGATGTGTGTCCGTCTTGGGGTTGGTCTTGTACTTGTAGTAGCCATCCACAGGGACAGCAGGAAGACCGGCGTCTGCGTGGACGAATTTGCCAGTAGGTCTCACACCGTAGGACATTGCTGCAGCCTGGTAGTCGATATCTGCGGCGATCTCGCACTCAGCATACACCAGGTCATCAGGCATAGTACCGTCGCCCAGCAGGAACTGGATGGCTTCCGGGATAGATCCCAGGTGCCAGCCGGGTCTGAAGGCCAGGGTTGTCTTCTCGTCGAATCTACCATCGCCCTTCATGCCGTTCAGGTCATAGACCTTGATTCTGCCGTTGGTGTTCAGGATGGCCTCGCCATTCTCATCAACAGCAATACCACCCACATCAGCGTTGATCCACACGCCTACAGGAGTATCGTTGCCGGTTGCGGTGACTCTACTCTTGCCCTTTCTGGGGTCTCTGGAGAGCGGAACATTCAGAGACTCATCATCCGTCAGGTTTGCGATCTTGGGAGGATAGAGCTTGCCATCCGCCACTCGGAATACCTTGTACGCCTTGATGGTTCTCTTGGGAGGCGCTTCCTCTCGCAGAGAGAACTGCGTGTGCGCATCGGAAAACTCGATGGCTTCAATGTCCCTGGAAGAGTAGCGGATGTCATCATTCGCCTGGTTGAATCTCTCGGACAGAGGGATCACATTGCCAGAGTCATCGTAGGTGACAGGGTCAGCGGATTTGACCTGTTTCTGTGGCGTAAAGAAGATGTACACCGTGGCCGGCTTTCTCTGCTTTTTGGGGCTTCTGCCTCCGTCATCAAAGACATTGGTGACTTTAACACCATCAAACCCATTCGCCTTCGCATACGCCGCAGCCTGTCTCGTATTCACATATGGATGGAAGCCGTGTTTGTCATACTCATCGAAGGGGATTCTCGCCCAGCTATTTCCCTTTGCATCAAGCTCGAACAAATTGTCCGTATTTGCGTAAAACTGATAGTTTCCGCCATTGTCCGCCCTTGCCGCTCTGAGAATGAAGTCGAGGTCATTTACAGCAGAATAGATCCGATCAATCGCTTCGCTTTCTACGAACTCTTCATACAACTCATCCTGGTCTACATCCTCATCGTTGACCCGGTCATAATATTCCGAATACGCAAAAAGTTCTTGAATGGTCTGCTCGACATCTTCATAAAGACTGTCTCGAATCCAGTCCATGCTCAATGTTCCATGAGCTGCATCCTCCCAATACTCTTCGAACGCATCATAGGAGATGAAAGACTGATAACCGGCTGCCCTATTGATGTACTCGCACAAATCGATTGCCTTATCATGGAATGCTTCGTCAATTGCATCCATGTCATCATGCACCGTGTCCGACACACCCTTTACCTTGCTTTTGCCGGAATAAGTTTCAGCCACTTCCAGCGAGTCTGTAGCAAAGAAAGATACCTGGTCATCAGATTTCATTACATCGATTTTCGTAAATCCGAATGTAGGAGTGCCATGATATACCAAGGAATCCAATCCAGCCTTCTTCGCCGCCTCATCCACCATGCACTGTGCAGTCTCCATGTCACCACGGTTTACTGCATCCAGGTAGTCACGGTCCGAGTAAAGGACATTCTCACCGAGATCCCCCTCCGGTCTTGCGTCATATCCGTAATGCTTCAGCACATCTTCAGGCAAAATGTCAGGAAAATGCTGATTGACAATGTCGAGTAGTTCCGTTATACTAATACTAGAACTGGTAACGGAAAGCGGCTCTGCCGTGGATCTGGGCGATTTTGTCGCAGCCAGTTCTTTTTTTGCGTTAATAGCATAAAGAACATCCATGGATGCCAGCTCATTATTGAATTGGTTGACCACAGACCTTACGATATACATATCGCCGCTTGCGTTTTTGGCAATGCCAATCAAAACATAAGAACCTGTAGCATTATGCTTTTTGGGGGTAATCTCATTAACCTTGATCGAGTTCTTTAGGATCTCACCGGCCTTAACTGTGACAATATAGTTTGCATCGTTCTGTGCGTCTTTTGTCCTGCGGAGTCCATGCTTTAATCCGTCCGTGCCAAGCAAAACATCCACATCCATGTCATTTACATGAACACTCACGCTACCAGTCTTGGGGTCAAATCGCCCCACGCTGGCGGCGTTTTTCTTTGCCACGGCAACCACATCAGCTCGATTCTTAGGGACATTGCCGCCAACATCAGTCACCATCATATCAGGCTTGCTGGTCAAAGCCTCGTAGGAGTAGTCGCGGTCAGAGTTGTGGATTCCGGCCTCCTTGGGCTGCGCCGCAATGGTCTGGTTAGCCAGGGTATCCACAGCCTTCTTGGTCTTCTTGGCCTTGGTGCCGCCCTGCTTCTTCAGGTCCTTGATGCGCTGAGGGATGCTGTCCCAGTTCTCCACGATGTGATTGAAGGCCCTCGCTTCCAGGTTGCTGTCATAGTTCTTCACATGCCGATCCACCACTTCCTTGATGGTATCAAAGTCGAAGGTGGGCGTAACAGGCTTCTGCTGGATGAGCTTGCCGGTCTTCTGGTTGATCATCTTACGGTCAATCAGCAGCTTCCAGTAGTTCTCCTCTTTCACGAACTTCTCGAACTTAGGCTTCAGGCCGCGGTCCTTGCACATCTGCACATATCTGGCAGCGCTCTCTCTCATGGCCTCAATGCCGGTCATGCCGGTATCGTAACCCACAAAGAACTCGCTGTACACAGGCTCCTCATGCCAGTGTTCCTGGTCCACGGCATCCTCGAACTTGATGCTCTTGTCGATGGCTGCATGCTGGGTGCCGGTGTAGTCATCCCAACCAAAGATGTTTACCATTCTTCTGAGGACTGCATTCAGGCCGGAGGTGTGGTAGGGGATGACATAGTCGATAATGTCACTCCTCAGCAGGGCGATGATGTGGTCATCGCTGACGCCGATGCACTGCAGGCCTGCGTGCTCCGGGAACTCCTCGCGGAGCTGGATAGCCTCGTCCACATCCATACTTTCAGTGGGGCTGAAGTTCAGGCTGCCATCCTCGTTCAGGCCAGTCTGGGAACCGGGAACACCGCTCATGTTGAACATCATGCCGGTCTTGCCCAGAACGCGGACCTCTTCGCCGAATTTGGTATAGCCATGCATAGCAGCTCCACGGACACTATTGTCAATGACTGCGGTGATATAGTCCAGCAGGTGCTGGATGCGCCAGTCGCTCCAGGAGGAGAAGCGCATGCCGTTCTCACGGTTCACTTCCTCAATGAAGCTATCGGTCACCACAATGCCGTTGCCGTTGTCCCTGGTGGAGTCTCCGTAGTAGTACGGTTCATCGGTTTCCAGGCTCTTGCTTCGGGTAGCAGTTCTCACGAAAGCAGTATATGCAGAGTAGATGACAGGATCGCTCTCGCTCAGGCTGGCCAGGTTGCCGGCGGTAAGGAAGGTGCTATTCGGCAGGCTCACCGCTCTGTCGATGATCTTCTGCTCTTCTGCGCTCACCTGGTACTGGGATCTCAGTCGAGGTCTGATCTTGTTCAGCTCGGTGATGTCCTTGGCCTTCATGTCCTTCTTGGTGGCATTTCTGGCGTAGCCTCTGGACTCCTTGAAGTCAGACTGCTTCTCTTTGATGTAGGCGGAGAACTCAGGGTCTTTATCCGCAAAGTAGTTCTTCATCTGGGCAGCAGGATCTGCGAGCCACTTCTGGATCTGCTTCGGAGATTTGAGTCTCGCCGCCTCCACATAGCACATTGCGCAGGCCACTTGCAGGCCCTTCTCCACCTTGCGGTACTCGATCAGCATATCACGGATTGCCATCTGCTCCTCAGCAGACATGGGTCTGTTTTCCCGGAGCTGCAGCTTCTCGATAACATACTGGGTCAGCAGTCTCTTGCTGCACAGCGTGGAAAAGTCCATGCTGATCTTGTACAGGGGATCGCTGTTGGGCTTATAGGGAGAGAAGCGTCTTCCTTCCCGGTCATAGGCCTCGTTCATGTCCAGGATATCCCGGAACGGAGTCATATACTCCACCAACGCAGTCAGGTTCTTGCGAAGGTCATTGACCTGCTTCTGCGACCATCCACAGTATTTCTTCAGGTCCTCAAACATCTGGCCCTCGGCGATGTCGTGCTTCATGGACTTGATGGAATACTTCTTGCCGTTTCCATCTGTAACCACTGCACCATCCGTAAGGATTTCATTCTCTGCCACGGCCTCAGCGTTGGTTTCCACCACGCTCTCCATGGCACTCTGGAAGTTCTCGCTGGCCTCCACCAGTGCCTCAGCAAAGAGCTGCTGAATTCTCTCGATGGCATCCGTCATCTCCAGAACCGCATTGCCCTCAACGGAGTCAGGGGTCTGGCCCTTATAGGCGTTGCGAATCTTGGTGAGCAGATTGTCGAAGAACTGCTTCATCTTCATGAACAGGCTCTGGTCCTTGGCCTTCAGTTCGATCAACTTTTCCAGGACATTGCCGTCAGACAGCATAGCCTCCATGGAGTCCGCAATGACCTCAGAGTATGCTTCCTGGTATTCCACCTTCTCACCGCGCAGTTTAGACAGATTAGCCTGCTTCTTGCGAACCAGCGCATCCATGCTCTGTCCCTTCTCATAGTTTTCGATGAGGAAGTCTGCCAGGACCTTATACTTCTTGGGAGACCACTGCTCAATGAAGTGGGTAAGCTCGTGGGACAGGGTGTACAACACCAGACCATTACCTGCCCTACCGGAATTCAGGTCGATGTGGATGCTGCCGTCCTTCTCGGAGTACCATCCGTTGGGAGCCTTCTTTTCGATACCGTTCTCATCCTTGTAAACGAGCTGTCCCTTTGCATTGCGGTAGGACTCGAAGAAGTAGATGCTGCCGCCGATGCCCAGCTTGTTCAGGATCATAGCAACCTGCACGCCGGCCTTTCTCTTTTCCTCGGTCAGCGCACTCTTGTCGGCATCCTTGAAGGCCACCACATTGCCGCCGCCGTAGTCGAAGTAGACGCCTCTCTGCTTTGCAGTGGTCTTGGGGGAAGCCTTCTCGATCTGACTCTGCCTTGCATTCTTTCCGGCCTCATAGATCGCGTCTCTCTGGGCCTGGGTCAGGGAATTGGCGAAGACAGCCTGCTTGGTCATGAGGTCCTTGGAGAAGCCATAGAAGCCGTATCTGTATGCATCCTTGGCACCAAGAGCATCCATCTGCGCAGAAGCGCCGGTGTTCTCTCTCAGGGTCTTCAGGATAAAGTTGGCGTCCGTAGAAGTGATGCCGTCAATGCTTGCAATGGTCTCGATTCGGACACCGTCATCAGGATCAAGGTCAACATCTCGTGCGTCAGCCTCGGTGCCGTCTTCCATAGCAAGTGTAGCTCTCTTGTTCTTGATGGAGGCGATGCTCTTGAATTTTGCAAGACCGGTGTCGGCCCCAGATGCGCTCTCTACGCCACTTTCGCTGAGGGCATCCACTGTGTCGGCAGTGGGTGCATTCTCCTCGCTCTGCCCTGCCGGATTCGTCCGGGAAGACTTAGCTCCGGTCTGTTCCTGTGCAAGGGCCATCACCGCATCGTTGTAAACCATGGCTCTCTGATTCCAGGTGGTATTGGCCTCAAACAGAGCAGTTCTCGCAGCCTCTGCCAGGGTTTCATTAGCTTCAATAAAAGCGATCTGGCTGTCGGTGAGTTGCCCACCCTCGATCACATAGGCAAGGGCTTCGGCATTCTTCTTTGCGGTGGCCTCGTCCCATCCCTTTGCCACCAGAGCATTGGTGATGTCATTCACATTCTGCTCAGTCATGGTGGCGCCGATCTCGTTGAACAGTCTGCCGATGGTGTATGCGCTGGTGTTCTCGTTGACCTTGCCTGCGAGCTGATACGCCACAGTGTCAGCGGAGAATGTTTTGCCGATCTCAGCAAGTCGTTCTGCGGAGAAGTCGGACTTCAGCAACTTTCTACCCTGGGTGTAAGCGTTCACCTCACCAGCAATCGTACCGGGGCCTTCCATGATACCGGCAGTCAGCGCGCCCAGCAGGCTGGAGTATGCAACCTCGCTCCAGTCCACCTTGGCGTCTGCATTCAGCACCAGGTTCTGGAACCAGGGCGTCAGGATCTCCTGCAGGCCTTCCTCAAGACCTTCATCCAGCATGTTGGCGCCCAGTTTGATGGCCGTTCTGGCAAATGCTTTGTCCACATGGGGAAGCAGCTTGCCGGCGATAGACTGGAAGATACCATCTGTGCCGCCACCGCTCAGGGAACTGATGCCACCAAGCAGAGACTGCATGATTGCCTCGGAGCCACCTACCAGCGCAGCATAAGCTCTCGCCTGCCCCTTATCATAGCCCAGGTTGATCATCTCCCGGTATGCATTGCCGCCTGCAGATGCGCCCAGAAGAGTGGTGCCCACATAACTACCTGCGCCAGGAGCGATAAAGTTCACAGCCGCAGATGTCAGGATGGAAGGCAGCATATTGGCGGTGGTGGTCACAGCATCGTAGCCAGCCTGACCAAGGGAGTTGCCAAAGATTTTTGCATTGCCCCATGCTTTGTCCTTGAAGTTGTACCACTTCAGGTCCACATCGGAAAGATCCTCTCTGACCATGCCGGATGCCATCTGGGTCGCAGAGGGAGCCTTATATTCATCGTTGCCGGTAAAGGCATCTGCAAGGCCTTCCATGCCGGATTTGAACTGGTCGATACCAGCAACCACACCAAACGCCATCTCAAGAAGGAAATTATCCTCCAGGTTCTCGTACATTCCTGCAGCCTTACGCGCATTTAGGGTCTCCTGGATACTGCTCAGATACTTCTCTGCAGCCTCTTTCCCTTCCTTTGCGTAGTAGTAGTTATAGATGGCAATCTCATCCTCGTGCATGAGGTCGTAGCCATTTGCTTTGAACCGGCTCTCTCCATCGCCAGATCCATTGCTGTAAATGGAGGACTTGCGATCAATTTCCGCCCGGATGCCATTCTGGTTGTTAATGTACTCGTAGGTCAGGTCTCCATAACCAAGGCCATAATCGTTCTTGAAGAGCTTATCCCAGGAGAATCCTTCACCATACTCTGTGCTGACATAGCCGCTGTTTTCGTGAAAGTCCGTATTACCAGACACAGACGCCAGCCGCACGCCCTCCTGAAGACGGTCTGCTTCGCTCAGGTACAGCTTTCTCTCCTGGATCTTCTTTTCCAGATCGTCGATCTGCGCCACAAGATCCATCGCAGCTTTGTCCACATTTGCGGTGCCAATGGAAGAGTCGTTTGCATCAAGCTCTTTGATAAGCTCGTCTCTCTGCTTTTCCAGAGCTTCCAACTCACCACGATAGGCATTGGTGTCCAGGCTCAGTTTCTGCTCTCTGTCCTTCTGAGCGGCAAGAGAAGCCTTGAACGCATCCTCCGTCTTCCACTGGGAGAAGTAATCAGAGATGCCCTTGTAACCGGTCTCCATATCAGCAATGGTTTTGGTCCACTGGTTGTCATCGTCCTTGCCCTGGCCAAGGCCCTTGGAGAGGCCCCTTAGGCTAGTGGATGTCTCCACATAGCTGTCCAGGGCCTTCCGGTAGGCGGTAAGGTCATCTGCAGAAAGGTAGCCGCCGCTGTTGATACGCTGGCGGTACTTCTCGAGGGCGTCGTAGGCCTCCTTGTTTCTGGTCTCCCAATCATAGACCAGAGCAGAATCGTAGGATCTGCGCTCGGTGGCCTTGAATTTGCCATCCGAATCACTTCTGTTCTGGGTTGCTTTGAATACAGCCATACTATCACCTCACTGCATCATAATTAGTTAAACATCGCTACGGTTTTTTTGCCGCCTCCGGCACCGCCGCTGCCACCGTATTTGGAGGTAGACGGCTTAGTGTCCGGTGTGCTTCCATCGTCGTATTCTAGGTACCGGTTCTTGGTGCCGTCCCAGATCCACAGTTTGCCGTCCGGGGTCTTCCAAACATTCTGGGTAACACCGTTCACCACATCCGTGATGCCGGACTTGGACAGCTTCTGGCCCTTAATGTTGTTGGGCTGGTAGCCGTTGCTGAAGGTGCCGTACTGGATGTCGCTGTTCTTCGATCCGGTATAGGGGTTCACGCCGGGTGCATAGGTGCGCTCTTTGCCGTCAAAGTAGTAGACATAGTTGCCGTTGTCATCCACTCTGGAGAAAATAGCCTGCACAAAGTCATTGCCGGCATCACCATCTCCATTGCCGCCACCGCCACCGTTACCGCCTGCTGCAGCCTGCTCCTTGGCCAAGGCCATCTGCTCGTCATACTGCCGCTTGGCCTCATCGAACTCGGTCTGCCACTGCTGGTCGGAAATCGCATCCCGGTCCTGCTGGTACTGGTAGTTGCGGTCATCAATGAAAGAGCCGTAGCCGAAGTTGCGTTCATCGGTATACTTGCCGTAGTCGTAGTCTCGCTCGGAATCGTATCTGCCGGTGAGGTAGTCTCTCTCGGCCTGCCATGCATTCATAGCATCCTGGTGTCTGCCGTAGTCCCGGTCCTCCATCTGGCCCATCAGGGCAGCCTGGTTGTACATATCCTGACCTTCCTGGTTGTACTGGTCGTAGGCCATCTGGTACAGCTCCGGCACAATGTCATTCAGCTCCTGCAGGTGGGACTGATACGCCTGCTGTCCAACGCTCTGCGCATAGGAGTTGCCGTAGCCGCCGGTCATGGCCTGGGCCTGACCCATGGTGTCCATCCTGGCCATCTTGCCCTGCTGGATGTACTTGTCCTTGTACTGCTGGTACAAAGCATCACCATTTAGGTCGTAGGAGAATTTCTCCCGGTTCAGGATCTTGTTGAGGGTATCGTTGAGCTGTGCCTGCCATGCAGACTGATATTCCCCGGGCTTCTGGGAAAGCTGCTGATTCAGCATGGCCTCCGCCTGCTTGACCGTGTCACTCTCCTGGTAGTCCGCATACTGGAAGCCGCCGGAAGAGGGCTGGTTGCCAGTTGTGGGCTTAGTAGCACCGGGGGCGGTACCCATGATCTCCGCGTTCTGGACAGGCTTGGAGCCTGTGAGCGTGAGAGATTTCCAGGTTCTGTTGCCCACGATACCGTCTACATCCAGGCCGTATTTCGTCTGGTAGTCCCTTACCGCAGCTTGCGTCTTGTCACCGAAAATGCCGTCCTCGGCCAGGTTATAGCCGCTTTTGTTGAGCAGCTTCTGAAGTTCCGTTACCTCACTGCCCTGAGCGCCGTAACCGACCTGATTGTAATTTGCCATTGTTTTTTCCTCCTATCTCACTTCCACCTGCCTACGATATAGACAGATGCTTTCACGGTGGTATCTGCTCCAAAACCTACACTCCCGGAATTATGTACCCAGACTTCGCATAGATCTAACCCATAGGTAAGCTTCAGATTCCACGGAAGGGCGCCTCCACTATTTCCGCCGGCATCATTCAGGGTACCAATACCATAAATAGTGCCGGTTAGCGTAAAGGGGTAGTTAAGACTGCCACCAAGAATAGACCCATTATGATGGGTAGCTGTGATGACGCTCCAAAGCTCCGCAGTGCCATCATTCCATTTGCGGTATTTCCAGGCACCAGCTATGCCTTCCTCCACTACATGATTGCCCACTTTCGAGCCATCTATGTAGACCTCTTTGTCGAAGATTGCTTTCCACGCGGAGTAGAATGTGTAGTCTTCAGAATAATCGCAGTAAGTGCCAACCGCCACATTCTTACCGCCCTTGCCAAGGTGAAGCGCCACATCCTGCGTTGCCACCTCAAGGGTCTTGGTATCAGATTCACCGACATCATCAATTGATCGGATCTGTACCGTATAGGCCTTCTTGACATCGAACACCACGCCGGACAGCAAGGCATTGTATTCGTCTACGGTTGCGGACTTAGCAAGCAGGTCCTGCCAGAGATGTGTGCTATCATCCCACTCCTCTGTGGTGAGCTTGCGCCTCCATTGCAGCGCGCAGGTGTTCTTTCCGGAGAGCGAGTAATAGGACCGCTTCGCTTTGATCCACACCGATGTGCTGCCGCCAACCCTATTGCCGTTCCCGTCACTTCTGTAGCAGAGGATCGCGTTCTCGCTCCCAATGGGGACCACCAAAGGCTTTGAATACGCAGTGAAATTGACCTGTGCGCTGCCAGAGCCTGTGAACTCTCTGGAGTCCTTGGCGTAACCAACAACAGCTACATTGCCGGAAACCTGGATGGCATCTGTGGTAATCGTCTGTCCGCTGTAGGTCTTGCCATCCACCACAGCCCAGTAGGATCTGATGCTGGCGTTATGCTTCCCTTGCGCAGACAGGCTGATGTTAAGCCGGGATTTACCCTGAATGTACATACCGGCAAACTTGCTCGGTAACTGGCTGTTGTTTAAGTTGACGCTCACACCCACGGAAGGCTTGGTGGCAGCATTTTCCGTCATGATGTAGGTCTTATCCTTGTAATCTGCGTACTGGACACCGCCGACATAGGAGTAAAGACCAATCCTGATCGTGCAGCTTTTGCCTGCGCACTTGTTCCTCAGCGCTTCTCTTTCCGCATCCGTAAGCACCCATGTGTAGCTGCCGGTGTTGGGGATATTCTCTCTTACGCAGAGATGGTCTCCCACAGGATTCGGTTCCAGCCATACATCCATCTTAAAGCCGCCGGGATTGCTGAAGGAGATGCTGGGATTGCCGACATCGGTAAAGTCACCGGCCACCGTGATCGTTGCCTGCCTTGGCAGACCGTCCAGTGACCAGTTGCCACTGTAGCCTTTCACAATGCCTGTATAGATGCTCGTGGACATACTCACAGCAATTGTCTTATTTCCGGTGGCATCGTGGTCAACCACAAGAGATCCGCTCACACTGCCTCTGGCAGCAGGGAAAACCTTTGTGTCCCACGCCATCTGTTTGCAGTAATATACCTGACTGCCGGCAATGGTGACCGTGGTAGGGCCGGTTTGATAGTAGCTGCTTGTGCCCCCCAACACCGACAGTGTCCAGTTGATCGTGGACCGGTTGTTTGCTACATCTGTTACCTGTTCACAGGTGAGCTGCATGTATCTGGTTTGGTATGCGTCACTTGTCAGAGTAAATGTTTTTGCCATGGCTTACCCTCCTATCCAGGTGAACGCCAGACCATCCGATGTGTCGGTTTTGTAGTAGCCAAGCTGGATCTCACCCATGAAAACGGTTTTGCCTACCACATAAAGACAGCCAGCACCAATGTAAGCCACCTCATAGCCGCCAGCATCATAGAAGGAAAGCTTGTCGGCCATGAATCGCGCATACCGGAGGAAAGCGCCGCTCTCTGTGGTTTCACCCACCTCCACACCATAGATGGCTTTGCCGTTATCGTCATAGTCAAGCAAACCTCTTCTGATGTAGGCATTCGTGGTGCGCGTCTCTTCCGCCAGATCACCCAGGTCGCTGGTGATTTTCTGGACATTCGTGAAGACATCTGTGACGCCCTTGGAATTCTCCTCCACTTTCCGGTTCGTTTCCTCGATATAGGTACCGAAATCGGAATCAGCGAAGTATTTTCCATTGAAGTCTCTAAAGATGGTCTCCTCGTAGGCCTTGACGATATCTGCGCTCTTGATGATCAGGGCCTTGATGCTGTTAAAGGTGGACACCGGATCTTCCTTCTCTGCATCGGCAGCCGCCACCGGCCTGCCCTTGGCATCCACGACCATTGCACCGCCGACCTCGATGGTGTTAATGGCCCAGTTAAGCTGCTCCACAAGCTGATGCAGATAGCTTTTCACCTGGGTTAGCTGCCCTGCCTCATCCTTTGCAGTGATATTGGGATATCGGATATCGATGCTCACGACAGCTCACTTCCTTGCTCAATGGTTTTGATGATGGAGTAGATCTTCGCATTGCCCACGCCCTCGATGCGCAGCTTCATATGGTCGCAGCGTCTGGGCCGGATGGGAATAGAGAAGCTCCGCAGGTCTGTTCCCTCAATGACGCATATCTCGTCCCAGCCATCCATAAGGTCATACTGGGCCAGGAATTTAACCTCGCTCCCCACATCCATGGACATGCGCACCGTCAGTCTGGAGATGTACTTCATATCCGGGCTGGTGATGCCGATCTCGCCGGTCTCCACCATCCATTCCACATCTTCCTCATCCCGGGTGCCGGAACCAAGCATGGTGATAATCTTTCCATCCGCAATGGCATACAGCTCACCCTTGCAGGAGCAGAAGGCTGTTACCGGGATATCATCTTCCTTGTGCCACATGCCCTTGCCGGTGTCATAGACAAACAGGTTGGGTTCGCCGACCTCATCCATCATGGAGATGTAATACTTATTTCCATGGGAGCCGCCCACAGCATAGCTGTACACCTCGTTGCCCAGTGCATAGGACGCCTCTGTGGGGAGGCTGCCATCGTAGGCACACACGCCGCTCCGGGCCTTGTAGAACAGGGTCTCATTGACAATGGCCAGAGACCTTTCACAGCCGCGCTGCACGCCTCTGCAGGCCGTGGTCTGTATCTGAAAGTTCGCAGGGTAGTTGCCGTATACCTTGTGAACACAGTTTTCCTTGAAAAACAGCGGATATCCCAGGTGCGTAATGGCACCGGTGAACTGTCCGTCCGTACCGCAGGAGGCCGCATAGCTGTCTGTGGAAAGACCCATGAAGCAGTTCCAGTTCTTGAAATCGCCCAGCTTGGAGGCATAGATCTCGTTGACCACCTGCCCATTGGCTGCCACGCCATATTTACAGCCCCACAGCCGGTTCTCCGATTCCACAACGAAGTCCATGATGGGCATCGTTCTTTCCAGGCGGAGCTTGGACTCATAGCTTGCCGCTTCATCCAGAATGCCCACAACCACAATGTAGTCGTAGGTGCCCTCTGCTCTGGGATTCTCCTCACTGGTATCACCGGGATCGCGGTAGACTTCCCACAGCGGACTCGTCTGCCCTTCCAGGTCCTGGAGCTGGGGTAACTGATCCGGAAGGCCGGAGATCTTAACAGCATCGTACTGGCTGAAGTTCGCTGCAATACCCGGCGCGGATATCTTGATATAGGTGGTAGCGATCTGATTCCACACCGCAGATGTTGCCGCATACTGCTTCAGCACATGGGGCATGGAGGATGTGTCGATCCATAGCTGCATGTTTTCAGGGTCTTCCGGAGCGGTTGATTGCTTG